CGACTACTGGGAGAACGAGGTACAGTCATTGAAGTCTGACTCGGACGCACTGAACGAATTCTATCGTCAGTTCCCACGCACGGAGTCTCACGCATTCCGTGACGAGAGCAAGCAGTCTCTGTTCAACCTGACCAAGATATACCAGCAGATCGATTACAACGACTCCATGATCAAGGGCCAGATGATTACCCGTGGCAACTTCCACTGGAAGAACGGAGAGAAGGACAGCGAGGTTGTGTGGACACCGGAAAATACCGGCAGGTTCTACATCTCTTGGTTCCCTGACAAGCCTAACAATGTCATCGACATTAACGGAAGGAAGAAGCCGGGCAACGAGCACATGGGAACATTCGGATGCGATCCTTACGATATCTCGGGTACCGTAGGTGGGGGTGGATCTAACGGATCACTGCACGGGATGACCAAGTTCCACATGGACAGCGGTCCGTGCAACCAGTTCTTTCTGGAGTACATCGCAAGGCCACAGACCGCGGAGATATTCTTCGAGGACGTTTTGATGGCGTGTGTCTTCTATGGAATGCCGGTACTGGCGGAGAATAACAAGCCAAGACTACTTTATCATTTCAAGAACAGAGGATACAGAGCGTTCGCTACTAACAGGCCCGACAAGCCCATTGCGAAGCTCTCTAAGACAGAGATAGAGATCGGGGGCATACCCAACACCTCCGAGGACATTAAGCAGGCTCACGCATCGGCTATCGAGAGTTACATCGAGCAGCACGTGGGAATAGACATGGAGGGAACTTACCGTCCGTCGGACGAAATGGGCGTGATGGCATTCACTAGGACACTTGAGGACTGGGCCAGATTTGATATCAATAACCGTACAAAGCACGATGCTTCTATTAGTTCTGGACTTGCAATTATGGCTAACCAAAAACACTTATATTTAAAGGCCGTACAGAAGTCGAAAATAAGCGTTAAATTTGCACAATACGATAACAAAGGCTCCGAAAGCCAGTTGATAAGATAATGACAGAACCAACCATTGCAATAAGCCCAAGCAGCTTCCCAACTCAGTTGGCCACTGATGCCGAAAAGGCCTCAAAAGAGTATGGCCTAAAGATAGGAAGTGCTATTCAGTACGAGTGGTTTCGCAGAGATGCGGGTTCTTGCCGTTTCTACAACCAGTGGACAGAGTTTCACCGCCTGCGTTTGTACGCCCGTGGTGAGCAGTCTGTCGAGAAGTACAAGAAGGAGATGTCATTCGACGGAGACCTTTCGTACTTGAACTTATCTTGGACCCCGGTCCCAATCATACCCAAGTTCGTTGACATCGTTGTCAACGGGATGGCAGACAGAAACTTCAGCGTAAAGGCCGTTGCACAGGATGCGATGGCCGCTGAAAAGAGGTCTCAGTTCCAGGACATGATTGAGGGCGACATGGTTGCAAAGGACTTCTTGCTCCAGACAAAGGAGCAGTTCGGCGTAGACGCTTTCAACACAGACGTTGAAAACTTGCCATCTACCGACGAGGAGTTGCAGCTTTATATGCAATTAAATTACAAGCCTAGCATCGAGATTGCCGAAGAAGAGGCGATCAACACGATCCTAGAGCAGAACAACTATGCAGACATTAAGAAAAGAATCAACTATGACTTGGCAGTGCTGGGTCTGGGTGGGGCAAAGCACAACTTTTTGCCCGGGGCAGGTGTTAAGGTCGAGTACGTTGACCCGGCCAACCTGGTCTACAGTTACACCGAGTCACCAACATTTGACGATTGCTTTTACTATGGTGAGGTAAAGCAGGTCCCGATCACTGAGCTGATCAAGATCAAGCCTGACATTACCAAGGAAGAGATGAACGAGATTTCTAATCTAGGTTCAGCTTGGTACAACTACTATGGTATCATGCGCCCTTACAGAGACGATATCTTCTCTAAGGACAATGTTACGCTTCTTTATTTCAACTACAAGACAGACAAAAAATTCGTATACAAGAAGAAGTTCTTGGACAACGGAGGAGAGCGTGTTATCCGCAAGGACGAGAACTTTAATCCAGAGGTAACTCCAGAGGACAGGTTCGAGAAGGTAGAGAAGAGAATTGACGTTTGGTACGAGGGTATCCTTGTGATGGGATCGAACCACTTGATCAAGTGGGAACTTTCCAAGAACATGGTAAGGCCAAAGTCTGCGTCTCAGTACGCATACTCTAACTACGTGATGTGTGCTCCACGCTTGTACAAGGGCGTTGTCGAGTCATTGGTACGCAGGATGATATCATTCGCCGACCTGATTCAAATGACTCACCTTAAGCTGCAACAGGTCCTTACTAAGATCGTCCCAGATGGTGTATTCATCGATGCTGACGGACTTACCGACGTTGACCTAGGCAATGGTGCCGCTTACAACCCAGAGGACGCTCTACGCATGTACTTCCAGACTGGTAGTGTTATCGGTAGAAGCTACACCTCTGACGGTGAGTTCAACAATGCACGTGTTCCAATTCAAGAGCTAAACTCTAACTCTGGTCAGGCTAAGATTTCTAGCTTGATCGGTACATACAACCATTACCTGTCTATGATCAGGGACGTTACAGGACTCAACGAGGCCCGTGACGGTTCTATGCCATCCTCTGACGCACTAGTTGGTGTTCAGAAGTTGGCAGCCGCTAACTCAAATACTGCCACGAGGCACATCCTTGACGCAGCTCTATTCATCACAAGAAGGCTATCTACCTGCGTGTCTGGCCGTGTGTCTGACATCTTGGAGTATGCTGACTTCCGTGAGGAGTTCGCTAACCAGATCGGCAAGTATAACGTGCAGATCCTAGAGAGTATCAAGGACCTTTACTTGCATGACTTTGGTATCTTTATCGAGGTATCTCCAGACGAGGAAGAGAAGCAACAGCTCGAGGCCAATATCCAGATGGCACTATCTAGAGACCAGATCGGTCTAGAGGATGCAATCGATATCCGTGAGATCAAGAACTTGAAGCTTGCCAACCAATTATTGAAGGTCAAGCGCAAGGAGAAGGATAAGAAGGAGATGGAGAAGCAGCAGCAGATATCTCAGTTCCAGTCGCAGGCAAACATCGAGGCCGCTAACGCTACAGCTCAGGCCAAGATGCAGCAGATCCAAGCCGAGACTCAGTCTAAGATCGAGATCAAGAGGGCAGAGGTTCAGTTCGACGTGGAGAAAATGCAGCAAGAGGCACAGATCAAGTTAGGCCTTATGCAGCAGGAGTTCCAGATGAACATGCAGCTAAAGGGCGTAGACATGCAGGGGCTAACCGAAAAGGACAAGATGAAGGAAGAGGCAAAGGATAAACGAGTATCTTTACAAAATACACAGCAATCAAAGTTGATCGAGCAAAGAAAAAACAACTTGCCACCGGTAGACTTCGAGTCGAATGAGGACACCCTTGATGGCTTTGACCTAGCGTCATTTGAGCCAAAATAGTGTGTCACATTTATTCGTAAATTTGTGACCAAATAATTAAATCTAATATGACAAACGAATTTAAAGTGCGTTCTGTCTCTTTCGATGACGAGAAATCCGTTCAAGAAATCGAGGCACAACTGCTAAAGGAACACGAAGAGAAGAATGGCATCTCTTCAGAGGAAACGCCAGTAGAGACCACAGTGGTGGGATCGGATGGCACGATTGAAAAAGAAAGTGTCGAAGAGACTCCGGGGGCAACCTCAAGAGAATTGGAAGACACAGACGTTCTTACATATCTTAAAAATCGGTACAACAAGGAGATCAACTCAGTAGACGAGTTGTTTTCCGCAAGAAAAGAGGCCGAGGAATTGCCGGAGGACGTGTCAGCATTCTTGAAGTTCAAGAGAGATACGGGCCGTGGATTCGAAGACTTTGTTAAAATTAACAAGGACTACGATGCAGTTCCCGCCAATGATTTGTTAGTCGAGTATCTTAAGCAGACTAATCCTGACCTAGACGATGAGGACATCAAGTTCGAGGTTGAGAGCAGGTACGCTTATAACGAAGACTACGACGACGCCAAGGAGGTGAAGTCAAAACAGATCGCAATGAAAAAAGATCTTGCCAAGGCCAAAGAGTACTTTAATAAACAGAAAGAACAGTACAAGCTTCCTCTTGAGTCAAGAGAAGGCTTTGTTCCAGAAAATGAAAAAGGTAACTACGAGGCTTTCAAGAAGTATTCCAAAGAGACCGAGGAAATGCAAAAGCAGCAGATGGAGCGCTCAGAGTTCTTTGCAAAGAAGACAGAAGAAGTCTTCAACGACAAGTTCAAAGGTTTTGAATTCAATGTCGGTGAGGGTGATGTATCTTTCAAACCTAGCAATCCCGAACAAATGAAGAAAGCTCAGTCTGATGTAAGCCAATTTATTGGATCGTTCTTAGATGAGAATGGTTTTATTAAAAACGCTGAAGCATATCACAAGTCAATTGCTGTTGCAATGAACCCAGACAGCTTTGCCAAGTTCTTTTACGAGCAAGGAAAAGCATCTGCCATCGATCAAGTAAGCAAGGAGTCTAAGAATATCCAGATGGATATCAGACAGACACCGCAGCCTACCGCGACAGGTGGATTCAAAGTAACTGCACTCGACAACGACCACGGTTCTGGACTACGTATAAAAACACGTAACTAAACAAAAAAAACTAAAAAACTAAACTATGGCTGGATCAGTTCAAGTGAGTCCCGGGTTTGCTATAACCCCCTCATCCGTCAAGGCAACATTGCCTTCTAACTACATTACCAACTTCGATTTCTTAAACCAGTATCTTCCTGATACCTACGAGAAAGAATTCGAGCGTTACGGTAATCGCTCTATCGCATCTTTCTTACGTCAAGTAGGAGCTGAGATGCCTTCTAACTCTGACCTTATCAAGTGGGCAGAACAAGGTCGTTTGCACACCAAGTATACAAGCTGTACTTCCGCTGCTGCCGCTACTTCTGACACCGCTACTTGGACAGTTGCTGATGCTGGTATTACTGCATGTAACTTCCGCGTTGGTCAAACCGTATTCTTGTCTCGTAACGCTGCTGGTACCCAAAGCGATAAAGCTATCATCACCGCAGTATCTGGATTGACTTTCACTGTAGCTTACTACGCTGCTGGTGGTCAAACCATCCCTGTATCAACTACTTCTACTGCATTCGTTTATGGTTCTGAATTCAAAAAAGGAGCTAACGGTATGTCTGGTTCTTTGGAGGCTGAAGATAGTTTCTTCGACAACTCTCCTATCATCATCAAGGACAACTACGAAGTATCTGGTTCTGACATGGCTCAGATCGGATGGGTAGAAGTTACTACTGAAAATGGTGCAACTGGATACTTGTGGTACATCAAGTCTGAGCACGAAACTCGTTTGCGTTTCGAAGACTACATGGAAATGGCCATGGTAGAAGGTGTTCCTGCTGAAACCGCTTCTGGTGCTATCGCAGTAACTGGTGATGTTGGTAACAAAGGAACTAAAGGTTTATTCTACACAGTTGAACAGCGTGGAAACATTTGGGCTGGTGGAAATCCAAGTACTTTGGCTGACTTCGATGCTATCATCCAACGTTTGGACAAGCAAGGTGCTATCCAAGAGAACGTATTGTTCTTGAACCGTAACTTCAGCTTCGATATCGATGATATGTTGGCTGCTCAAAACAGCTACGGTGCTGGTGGAACTAGCTACGGTTTGTTCAACAACGACGAGAAAATGGCCTTGACTTTGGGCTTCTCTGGATTTAAGCGTGGATATGAGTTCTACAAGACTGATTGGAAATACTTAAACGATGCTACTCTTCGTGGTGGTATCAATGGTGGTGAAATCAACGGTGTATTAGTACCTGCTGGTTCAACTAATGTTTACGATCAAGTTATGGGTAAGAACGCTAAGCGTCCATTCTTGCACGTTCGTTACCGTGCTAGCGAAACTGAGAATCGCAGATACAAGACTTGGATCACAGGTTCTGCTGGTGGCGCTGCTACTAGTGACTTGGATGCAATGAAAGTTAGTTTCTTGTCTGAGCGTGCATTGTGCACCTTGGGCGCGAACAACTTCTTCTTGTTCAAGACTGCTTAATCTTAAATAGGTTATCACACACAAGGGGTGGGTACAATGTACTCACCCTTTTTGTTTATATTTGTACCAACAATTAAATCTACTTATGATAAAATCTACAAATGAGCTTAAGGACAGGGTATTTGTCCTTACCTCCAGCACCTCCCCGTTAACTTATGTGTTGCCATCTCGTAACACTAAAAGATTTTCACTGCTCCACTTCGATGGAAAGACTAACCGTGCTCTTCGCTATGCAAGAAACCAAAAGTCTGTATTTGAAGACGAACAAGACGACAATGCAATTGTCGAGCCTGTTGTCTTTGAAGATGGAGCCTTGGTAGTTCCAGCAAACAATCCTCTTTTGTCACAGTTCTTGGATATCCATCCATTAAATGGCCAGATCTTTATGGAGTTGAATCCAGAAAAAGAGGCTATGATCGACATCGAGGACATGAATGTAGAGCTAGACGCTCAGATCTCCGCTAGAAATATGGACCTAGATACCATGTTAGCTGTAGCTAGATTGGTTTGGGGGCCTGTAGTTGACACAATGACTACTCCAGAGTTGAAGAGAGACATCTTGTTGTACGCAAGAGAGTATCCAATTCAGTTGCTAGAGATGTTGAACGACCCATCATTGACCGAGACAGCTTTAGCCTCTAAGGCGCTTTCTGAGGGCTTGTTTGGTATGCGTAACAATAACCGTGAGATCTGGTTTAACATGACCGGAAACAAGCGTAAGTTGATGAACGTGCAGCAGGGCGAAGACGCTGTGTATGTTTTGACTGCATACTTAGAGTCTGCTGAAGGGAAAGAAGTATTAGAGATGGTGAAGTCTAAGTTATCATAATTATACGTATATTTGTTGTATGGAAAAATTTTTAAGCATCCCAGTTACTAGCGAACAAAATCAGCTAGTTCAGGCTACAGGAATCATTTTGATTGAGCAAGCCTCTACAACTACAGTTACTATCGTTTACGGTGGTGGCAAAGTGGTTACACTTACACATGCTACTGCTGGTGCAGGAGACGAGACACAGCGTGACGCAATTCAAAATTCCGTAGTTGCTGCTTTGCAGACTCCTTGGACTTATGTTGCATACACTGTATCAGGTCTTCCATACGCAGTTAGCGGAATTACCGTAGCGTAAACATCAAGACTATTTAAAACTAAGGCCATCTCGAGAGGGGTGGCCTTTTTTTGTTATCTTTGTGAGAACATGATTAACACGGTTAGAAATACTGTTATGGCTATCATAAACAAGGACAACAACGGTTATATTACACCGGATGAGTTCAACTTGTTTGCCAAGCAGGCTCAGCTAGAGATATTTGAACAACAATTTTACGATTACACTAACTGGGTTAATAAAAGAAACGCCAGAATGGCCAACGATGGCTACTCAGATATTCAAAAACAAATTGCAGAAAAAATTGATAGATTTAGTGAGCAAGCGACTCTTACGTATAATTCTGGTGCCGGCGCTTTTCCTGCACCTTCTAATTCTTATTTTGTTAACGTTCTACTTTACGCTAACAAAGAGATTGAGTACGTGGCTCACACCAAAATTATGAACCTTATCTCGTCAAACTTGACGGCTCCCACTACATCGTACCCTGCGTACTATGAGAAGGAGAATTTTTATTATGTATATCCGAGCACAATCCAAACGAATGTCAGCGCTCTGCACGTTCGCTATCCTGTTGATCCTAAGTGGACATACTCTGTCGTGTCAGGGTCGCCTATATTCAACCAGTCAGCTGTTGACTATCAAGACTTTGAGCTTTCGGAAAGCTCACAAAACGACTTAGTCTTCAAGATCCTTTCATACGCTGGTGTTAATATCCGTGAGGCCGATGTGGTTCAGTTCGCAATGGCCGGAGAAAACGCAGAGTCAACCAAGCAATCATAATGGCATATATAAGCAATCAACAATACTACTCAGACCCCAATAATAATGGGGAGTACCAGTATGTCAGCCTTGCTGACGTGGTTAATAACTTCATGCTTATGTATGTTGGTGACGACAAGTTGATCGGAACCGTGAACAGGTACAATGTACTGTTCTACGCAAAGCGTTCTATACAGGAACTCAACTACGATGCGGCTAGGAATGTTCGTGTCCTTGAGTTTAGGATTGGCCCAGATCTTAAGTTGATACTGCCACCTGACTACATTAACTACGTTCGTATCTCATTGGAGAACGAGGGCGTGTTATTCCCGTTACTAGAGAGCAAGACCGTAAACTACGCACAGACATACCTAAAGGACTCTAGTGACAATATCCTATACGATCAGAACGGAGAGGTGCTTACGGGCACGTCTGAGCTTGACATAAAGAGAATCCAAGGCGGAACGCAGTCATTGTTCACCGGCGACGCTTGGGCAAACGGAAGATATGGATGGCTTGTAGATGGCTATTGGTACTTTAACTATGACTTGGGCGGATACTTCGGCCTGAACGGAGAGACTGCCAACGGTAATCCGAACTTCAGAATCGATCAAGGCTCTGGCGTGATTAACTTCAGCTCTCAGATGTCTGACCAGTTATTGGTGATGGAGTACATCTCCGATGGTCTTGAGAACGGTGACGACTCATTGGTCAAGGTAAACAAGCTTGCCGAGGACTTCATGTATAGCTATATCAAGTGGTGTATTTTAAACAATCGTGTTGGAGTACAGGAGTATATCGTTCGTAGAGCGAGAGAAGAGAAGTCAGCCCTTCTTCGCAACGCAAAGATTAGGATGAGCAACTTGCACT